AACTCGTCGATCAGTACCTGGCATTCGAGAAGGGCGGAGGTGCAGCCGTCGACGGCCCCGATGCGGGAGAAGGCGCACTCTCGAAACTCAATACCGTATTCCGGCAGGCAAAGGGGACCTACCGCGTCGGCCTCCGGGCACAGCGTAAATACTAATCCAATATTCAACGACATGCGTAAAATCAAGTACATCGTGCTGCATTGCAGCGCAACCAAAGAGGGGGTGCCGTTCGGCATCGAAGACATCGACCGCTGGCACCGTCAGCGGGGATTCCGAAAGGTCGGCTACCACTACGTGATCCTGCTTGACGGCACGATCCGCAAGGGCCGCGACATCGCCCAGGTCGGGGCCCATGTGCAGGGCAGCAACGCCAACAGCATCGGCATCTGCTACATCGGAGGACTGGACGCTGACGGCAAGCCCAAAGATACCCGCACCGAGGAACAGAAGGCGTCGCTGTTCTTTCTGCTGCAACAGCTCCGCGAACAGTTCCCCGACGCCATGATCTGCGGACACCGCGACTTCTCGCCCGACCTGAACGGCGACGGGATCATCGAGCCGTGGGAGTGGATGAAGGCCTGCCCGTGTTTCGACGCCATCGACGAATATCAAAGCCTGTAAGCCATGTTCATCGAAAAGGAGGACTTATACACGGCGATCTGCGAATACCAGCTGCAGAACATCACCACAAGCGCCGTCACGATCCGTATGGCGATCCTGGCGGCCATCGACGAGGCGCGGAGCTACCTGAATGCCAAATACGACTGCGAGGCGATATTCTCGGCCACGGGAGAAGACCGCCACGCCACGCTTCTGGAGCACTGCAAAAATATCGCGGTGTGGAACCTATGCCGCCGGGCGAACACCGATCTGATCTTCGAGCAGGTCAGTGAATACCGCCGGGCAGCGATCGACTGGCTCGAGAAGGTTGCGGGCCTGAAGGGTACCGACAAGCCCCTCGCACCCGGTTTGCCGCTGCTCAAGACCGAAGACGGAGAGGTTCGCATCACTGCCCGGATGGGTAGCCGCCGCAAGTTCCGCCACGGCTTCGATGACTAAACACCGTTTAAATACCCTTTAATCGTTCACACAATGCAGAAAAAGAACAAAAGCAGGAAAACCCACGACGCCACGAATAAGACCGCGAATTTGGCCGTAAAAACGGATGGCCCGAAAACAGCCAGGCGGCGCGAGGGCTACATCCGCAGTATCGTTCCGAAAACCCTGTCGCGGACCCGGTCCGACATCGCCACCTGGCGGTCGGCGCTGCGCGCGGCGGATAACGTCGACAATCCGCGCCGGGCACGGCTGATGAATCTTTATGACGACGTGATGCTCTGCGCGCATCTCACCTCGCAGATCGAACTGCGGCAGAAGGCGACGCTCCTGACACCTTTCGAGATCAAGGTAGGCGACGAGATCGACGACCAGGCTACGGCGGCCCTCAATGCGGCATCATGGGTCACGGAGCTCAACACCCACATCCTCGACAGCGTGATGTACGGTCATACGCTCGTGGAACTCACGACGACCGGGAACACAACCGAACCCGTGGCCGTCACCCTGCTGCCCCGGCAGAACGTGATTCCCGAGAAGGGGATGCTGCTGTTCCGGGAAGACGACAGTAAAGGCCTCCAGTACCGCGAGGTCCGGGAGTTCGGGAACTTCATCCTGGAGTTCGGAAAGGATCACGACTATGGACTGCTGAACAAGGCCGTGCCGCACGTGCTGTTCATGCGCTTCGCGCAATCCTGCTGGTCGGAGCTCTGCGAGATATACGGCATCCCGCCCCGCTTTATGAAGACCGACACGCAGGACCCCGCCATGCTCGACCGCGCCGAGGCCATGCTGCGCGACATGGGGGCGGCGGCCTACTTCATCATCGACCGCACGGAGGAGTTCCAGTTCGCAAAGGGAGCCGACACCAACGGCGATGTCTACAACAACCTGATCGCCCTGTGCAAGGAGGCGGTCTCGGTGCTGGTGAACGGAGCCGTGATCGGACAGGACACCGTGAACGGCAACCGCTCCAAAGAGGAGAGCAGCATCCGGCTGTTCGAAAAGCTGGTGATGGCGGACCGTAAGATGCTGGCGGGATATTGGAACTCCACGGTGATCCCCGCTCTGGTGTACATAGGCATTCTGCCCGAGGGAAGCGTGTTTTCCTGGCAGCAGGAGGAGGACGTCGAAAAACTGTGGACGATGGTCGTGCAGCTCCTTCAGTTCAAGGACGTGCCGAACGACTGGATCGAGGAGAAGTTCGGCATCGTCTGCACCGATAAGGCCTTCACCGTGCCGGGACAGCCGTCGGAAACGTTGTCCGTGCCGCAGCCCCGGGAAGTCGATTTTTTCGCAACCGCCCCCTGATCGCGTACAGGGGGCTGCACGAAAGACTGGCGGCGGTCTACGGACTGGGTGATCCGGTGATGCTGGCAGCGGAGGGCGGCAAAGACAAAAAGCCTGTCGTGCGTCTGTCGACGTTCCGAAACGCCGCAAAGCACTTGCAAAAGGCCGGGGACTTTCGTCCCGACATGCTCGAGGATCAGCCGGTCCGGACGCTGATCGACGAAATAACCGACGCCCTGATGGAAGGGGTCAACATCGGACTGAAGGATGCTGAAATTCCGGCGGAAATGGCCGACAGGCTCGGGCGCGACGTGTTCGTGTTTTCGGGCTGCAAGACCTATCACGAACTGCGTGAGGCCTCGCAGCTCCTGCGCGATGATCGGGGACGGATCAAACCGTTCGGAAAGTTTTTCGAGGAGGTCCGAAAGATACACCCCGAGTACAACGAACGCTATCTGGAGGCAGAACATCAGTTTGCCGTACACTCCGCACAGGCGGCGGCGCAATGGGCCGAAATCGAGCGAGACGGGAATGATTACGATCTGCAGTACCGCACGGCCAACGACGGCAAAGTACGGCCCGCGCATGCGAAACTCGAAGGACTGACCCGTCCGCAGGACGATCCGTGCTGGTCGGAGATCATGCCGCCGAACGGATGGAAATGTCGGTGCAGGGTCGTGCAGGTCCGAAAAGGCAAATATCCCTACACTGACGGAGAGAAGGCTCTGCAACTCGGGCGGGAAGCTACCACCGACATCGACAGCCTGGGCCGGAACCGCGCCGAAATGTTCCGGTTCAATCCCGGTAAGGATAAAGTGATATTCCCGAAACATCACCCATACTACAACCTTTCAATCCAGGCAAAAACGGTAATAACCGATATGGCTGACAAGCGGGAGGTTAAAAATGGGTTTGCTGCCAAGACGATTGCTGAAGCCGAGGAAGCGTTCCGCACACAGCTCGGTGTAAAATGCCGCCTCGACGGATTTAAGAAATCCGACATGGCGCAGGTACAGGAAATATTTGCTTGCGTATCACACCATTTTACAGATTTTCCGGAACTTCGCGATAAAATCAAATTCGTAGGGTCAGTAAAAGGGCGCGTGGCAGCACTGGAGGATATAAAATACACAGAGCTATGTAAACTAAATCCCGGGATGCAAGATAACGTATTGCGTAAGTATGCCAAGAACTGGGCGAAACGCATGGCCGGATGCAGTTCCTCTACGTATGCCTATTCATCAAAGAATTTTACTGAATACGCATTGAATGGTTTGGCTTTTAATTCCACTTGGGCTGGGACTAAGGTCAAGAAGCAACTGGAGTATGATGTGCAGCACAAATTTCATCCGGTAGGTTGTGACACGGTTAAAGCCGTTTTTGACCATGAACTTGGGCATAAAATAGACGAAATGCTTTCGCTGTACACTGATCCGGATTTTTTGGCTATCTACAATCCGGCCAAAGCTCAAGGAGAACGATTCATCGCCGATAACCTGTCGGCATATGCGTATTGCACCTCTTTCTTCCGTAAGTCCAATTACACGCCGCAAAAGGAATTTATTGCCGAAGCGTGGAGCGAGTATCGGAATAACGAAAAACCGCGACCTTTGGCAGTCGCGGTAGGTGAACTTATAAACCGAAAATACGATGCGAAAAAGCAGAACTAAATATCTGCAACTTCATATACGCGCATTGTTTCACGAGGCTTGTCCGTTTCGAAGACATAGCTACCATGCTGCCCTTCGAGGACCTTATTGTGAGACTCGGCATTATCGTATATCGACATTGGAATCACGTCGAATGCGGCGCACCGAATACCTCCTTTGAAATGCCGACAATCCTCGCACTGATAAGGTTGCTCTTTTTCTATATCAATTAGATGTTTCATAAAAGTTTGCGCTTTGCGCAAAAATAACGTTTTAAAACGCGAAAAGCAAGTAAAATGCCGAAATTATTTGATCTGAAGCGAAAAATCCTGACCGATCTGAAGGTCGAACTGCTCGACGAGTTCGATCAGAACTTCCAACGCCGGGCTTTTTTCGACCGCCCCTGGCCAGGACGGAAATCTCCGGGGAACGGTGACAAGCTTCTTAATGATACAGGATATGGCCGTAACAGTATTCGGGGGATCATTCGGCAGAACGGCGTCGAGTTCTCGACCGATACGCCCTACATGGGGCTGCACAACCGGGGCGGAAAGATCAAGATCACACCCCGGATGCGGAAATACTTTTGGTACATGTATCGCCAAAATACCGAAAGTATTACCTACTCAATCAAGAAGCGTCAGGCCAACAATACCCAGCGCAATCGAATGCTGTCAGCGAAGGCGCAGTTCTGGAAAAATATGGCTTTGACAAAAAAGGATCATATAACAATTCCACAACGCCAATTTATCGGCGACCATCCCCGTGTCCGGCAGGCGGTACGGGAGGTCATACACCAAAACCTGCAGAGCGCTTTCCGGGAACTCGCAAAAGTCCTGCAACCTCGGTAAAACACCGTTTAAACGTCTTTAAAATGATTGAAAATGCAATGATTGCAGTCCAGGACCGACTGCTGGAACTGCTCCCCGAGAAGATCGCCTATCTGGCCGAGGATTGGGGACAGCTGGATTTCTACAACGAGCGGCCGCCCGTCAATTTCCCGTGCGTATTGATCGACATCGCCGAGGCCGAGTTCTCGGACTGCACGCGAAAGGTGCAACTGGGCGAGGCGATCCTGACCGTGCGGGTGGCGCACTTCGATCCCGTAAACATTTCAGCCCTCGCACCGAACCGTAACAAAGCATTCCGCATGTTCGTCCTGCTGCGGTTGATCTACACCCAGCTGCAGGGACTTTCCGGGGAGGAGTTTTCGGGCCTTACGCGCACATCCCTGCGGCGGGTGAAACGTGAAGATGCGATCCGGGAATACGTCATGCAGTTCCGGTTCGGCGGGACGGACAACGCGGCTTATAGGCCGCGTAAAAAGGCCGAAGGC